CACAAACCGTAAATGGATTTCAAACAGATAACATATTAGCATTAAATGAAAATGATGTTATAATAAAATTAAATCTTTTAAAAGAAAAGGTTGAAAAAAAATGTAAATGTAAATTTATTTACCATTGGGCACATTTGATTCAATATGAAAATGATGGTCATCAAGAATTACATAACCATGATGAAAATGAAGATTTTTCATTGATTATATATTTGAATTCTTGTTCTGATGGAGTAACTGAGTTTCTTCTCAATGAGAAGAGAAATTCATATGTTAGATATCCTCCAGAAAAAGGTAGATGTATTATGTTTCTATCCTCAATATATCATAGAGGATTACCCACAACTCAAAACAAAAAGGTTCTAGTGTTGGGACTTAAATTTAACAAAAAATTATTATGAAAGAATTTGACTATGACCTCGATTACAAAAAACTTGATTTTACAGATACGGAAACTCGTGAACTTTATCGTATTGGAAGGGGAGAGCAAGGAGTTCTACTGGTTCGCCCTTATACTAACATTATTTGTAATCATTGGAGATTCAAAACTCCTAGAGAAGCAATAATATCTTCTAATCGTATTTTTGGAATGTATCTTGATTACCGTGATGAAGGAGACTTTATCGGTATGGATATGTGTCGTAAATTTCTAGAAATGGGATTTACTCGTGCCAGAAGATATGCAAATCACAACTCTGGTCGAAAATACAAGAAAGGAACTAAAGAAGTATTACCTCAAGAAGCAGATAACCTATCAAGTAAATATGCCGAGTCTGCAAAGGTATTCAAAAAAGTTCGTGACATTGTTGCAAAAAGCGATGTTTATGTTAAAATGAGAAAAGAATGGAGGGCGAAAGAAAATGACAGAGTTAATATCTAAAGAAGACCCAAGATATTTTTCTCAAACTTCTGATAAACCCTATGACCGACATCACTATCGAATAGTTTGTCAAAACAAATCTTTTGTGGTAGAATCTTGGGATGAGGTTCAAGAATATTGGTGGAATAATTGTCATTCACCTTGGTTTGAAGGAACAGTTGTTCACGTTATTGATAAACCAAAACCAAAGAAACAATCTAAAGGTTTTAAATGAATTTATTAGTCGCAGGAAGAATCACAGGTTCAGTGTTGATTATTTGTGCGTATTTTGTTATACTACATGTATCAACCTTTTATGGTGCGATAATGCACATTATTGCTGATATTATTTGCATTCCTTTTTATGTTCAAAACAAACAGTGGGATGTTGCAATTATGTTAGCATTTTTGATGAGCATAGCAATTAGTAAAGTTGCAATTTTATTATGAGTGATTTTATATGGGTTGAAAAATACAGACCCACTACAATTGATGAGTGTATTCTACCAAAGAGTATCAAACAAACTTTTCAAGATTTTGTTGATAGAGGAGAGATACCAAATATGTTATTGTCAGGTCCACCAGGTATTGGTAAGACTACAGTAGCAAAAGCATTGTGTAATCAATTAGGAGCAGATTACTATGTCATTAATGGGTCGGATGAAGGACGTTTTCTCGACACTGTTCGGACGAACGCAAAGAACTTCGCATCTACCGTCTCTCTTACAAGCGAGTCGAAACATAAAGTCATCATCATTGACGAAGCAGACAATACCACTTCCGATGTACAGCTCCTTCTCAGAGCGTCTATTGAGGAGTTCTCCAAAAACTGCAGGTTTATCTTTACGTGTAACTACAAAAACAAAATTATCGACCCTTTACATAGTAGGTGTACTGTTGTCGATTTCTCGATTAATAAAAAAGACAAACCAACAATAGCAACACAATTCTTTTCAAGATTAACTAATATCTTAGAAGAGGAGAAGATTGATACAGATAAGAAGGTTGTAGCACAATTAATTAATCAACATTTTCCAGATTGGAGAAGAGTATTAAATGAGTGTCAGAGATATTCAGTTAGTGGAAAAATAGATAGTGGTATATTAGCAGTATTCTCTGATGTTGCAGTAAATGATCTCATTAAAAATCTCAAACAAAAAAACTTTTCGGAAGTTCGTAAGTGGGTTGTTGCCAACTTGGACAACGACACTTCTATGTTATTGCGTCGTATTTACGATAGCTTATATGATTCCTTGGAGCATCGCAGTATACCTGCTGCTGTCCTTATTATTGCAAAATATCAGTATCAAATTGCGTTCGTCGCAGATCAAGAAATTAATCTTTTGGCAGCGTTAACAGAAATTATGGTGGAGTGTGAATTCAAATGATTAAATCTTTTGGTTTATTGATATTAAGATTATCAATAGGAACGATGTTGATACATCACGGATATGAAAAAACTGCAGACATTGAAAATTTTGCAGATGCTTTTGTAAGACCTCTTGGATTACCATTCCCAATATTCTTATCTTACATCGCTGCCTACTCTGAAATATATGGTAGTTGGTTAATAATCTTTGGATTGCTTACAAGACTTGGTGCATTATCTATTGTTGGAACAATATCAGTTGCAATATATCATGCAGTTGCTACATCGGGTTTTAATATTTACTTACTCGAACTTCTAATACTATACTTTGGTGGTTCATTCTGTATCCTTTGTTATGGTGGAGGAGACTTTGCACTTGACATATTTCTAAGAAAGTTTAGAATAAAATTCAATAGACCACATTTACCTTTTGAATAATGTTTAAAAATTATTATGACTAAATCAACTTTTGCTAAAACTAAAGCACAAATAAAATCTTATCAGTATTATATTTTCTGGGGTGCTTGCACTGTCGCAGTAATGGCAGGACAAATTTTTGTTGGTGCAGGATATCAGTCAATGTCTAATTCAGTAAAAGACCTTACTGAATTAATTGAAATTAAAATGGAATGGGATGAATTAAATAAAGGTAGAAATAGATCACCTTATATGCCGATGAGTAATTAATGTCTCTAAAATCTTTTAAAACACCACTTCGTTATCCTGGTGGCAAGTCTCGTGCTTGCAAAAAGATGGATCCATTTTTTCCAGACCTTAGAGATTATGATGCATACTACGAACCATTTTTAGGTGGTGGTAGTGTGGCATTACATATTACAAAAAAATATCCTAAGTTGAAGATTATTGTTAATGATTTGTATGAACCATTATACAATTTTTGGTTACGTTTACAAGTTGATGGAGACTATGTTCATAGCCAATTGCAACAATTAAAATCAAGATTTCCTGACCGTGGTTCTGCGAGAGGATTATTTGAGGATGCAAAAGAAAAATTATATAACCTTTATATTACAGATAAAGACCGTGCTGTTTGTTTTTATATCATAAACAAGTGTTCTTTTAGTGGTCTTACTGAATCTTCATCATTTTCAGAACAAGCTAGTGATGCAAACTTCTCAATGAGAGGTATTGACAAACTACCAGTCTATACTAAGTTAATTAGGAATTGGTATATTACAAACGTTGATTATAAAGTTTTGTTAGGAGATAAAGAAAAAACATTTGTATATCTTGATCCACCATATGATATTAAGGATAATTTGTATGGTAAGAAGGGTTCTATGCACAAAAAGTTTGACCACGATGATTTCGCAAAACATTGTGAAATATATAATTCAGAGATGCTTATAAGTTACAATTCAGACCAATTAGTTAAAGATAGATTTAAAGATTGGAATTGTGCTGAATTTGATTTGACATATACTATGCGTTCAGTAGGAGAGTATATGAGAAATCAAAAAACAAGAAAAGAGTTACTTCTCTTCAATTACAACACAGGAGTTTTTTAATGGACGATAGACCATCTGATATGTATCAGGACATGAAGAAACTTAATATGCTTTATGAAGAGATGTGTTGGGATAATGATGATATTCTAGAATTTTATCCTGACTATGAAAACAACACTATTATCATCCGAAACAAAAGTATGGATGAGGATATGATTAGCGGATAGTATGTCAGAATTTTTAAAACGTCATATCGGACCATCAGAATCAGAGCAACGTAAAATGCTTGCTGATTTAGGTCTATCTACCATTGATGAATTGGTAAGGGAAATTGTTCCAGATACAATCTTACTTCGTGGTGATAGCAACTTACCAGAAGGATGTAGTGAACAACAGGCACTTGCAGAATTAAAAGATATTGCCTCTCACAATATTGTCAAGAGAAGTTTGATAGGACAAGGATATTATGGGACGATTACACCACCAGTAATACAAAGAAATGTATTTGAAAATCCTGCTTGGTATACATCATATACACCATATCAGGCAGAGATATCACAGGGTAGATTAGAAGCATTATTTAATTATCAAACTCTTATCACAGAACTTACTGGATTACCAGTTGCAAATGCATCTTTATTAGATGAAGGAACTGCAGCTGCAGAGGCAATGTTACTTGCACATAGTCAAAGTAAGAAAAAAGATTTTATAGTTGATGATAAATTATTTCCACAAACATTAGAAGTATTACAAACAAGAGCAAAACCATTAGGTATTAATATAATTAAAATTGATTTTGATAAATCTATACCAATCGCTTTCTTTGCTGATGCTTTTGGAGTTATTGTACAATTACCAAATAGTCACGGAAATTTAAGATATCGAAGTGGATTATTAAGATTAGCAGAAGTTTGTAAATGTATGAAAATTGCGATTGTTGATCCAATGGCACAGGTTCTTATGCAACCTGTAGGTGAATGGGGATTTGATATTGCAGTTGGTAGTATGCAGAGATTTGGTGTGCCAATGGGGTTCGGTGGTCCACACGCTTCATTCTTCGCAACAACAGACAAATATAAAAGAAAAATACCTGGTAGAATCGTAGGACAGTCTGTAGATGCTCAAGGTAATAAAGCACTACGATTAGCACTGCAGACTAGAGAACAGCATATAAGACGAGATAAGGCAACATCTAACATTTGTACTGCACAAGCTTTACTTGCAAATATGGCAGGATTTTATGCTGCATATCACGGAGCAGAAGGTCTTAAAAATATTGCAACTCGTATTCTGACTTATCGTGAAATACTTAAAAAAGGACTAACTTGGTTAGGTATTGAAGTTGATGATACTGAAGGTTTTGACACAATCAGATTTAAAAGTTTTCTTGCAGTTGAAGGATATAATGTTCGTTATGAAGATGACCATACTATCATTACTTTAGATGAACTTACCACTCTTGAAGAGATACAAACTCTAATTAATTCACAACAAGATTTAGTCAATAAAAATGATACTATTGATCATATTGTTGAAGCAGTTGGTAGATACAAATGGAAGTATGTTCCAGAAAGAACACAACCTTGGTTAAGACAAGATGTATTTAATAAGTATCAAAGTGAAACCAATATGATGAGATATATTAATGAGTTAGTATCTAAAGATTTCTCATTGGTAAATGGTATGATGCCACTTGGAAGTTGCACAATGAAATTAAATGCAGCATCAGAACTTATGCCTGTAAGTTGGAATGAGTTTGCAAATATGCATCCATTCGCTCCAGAAAATCAAACTCTTGGATATCAAAGAATTATGTTTGATTTACAAGAATGGTTATGTGATATCACTGGATTTGAAGAAGTATCATTACAACCAAATGCAGGTTCACAAGGAGAGTATGCAGGTTTACTTGCGATACAAGAATATCACAGAAGTAATGGTGATACTAAAAGAAATGTGTGTTTGATACCGACAAGTGCACACGGAACTAATCCTGCATCAGCAGTAATGGCAGGTATGAAGATTGTTCCTGTCAAATGTGATGATGAGGGTAATATAGATTTAAAAGATTTAGAACTTAAAAGAAAATTAAATGCTGCAAGAGAGCAGATAAGAGAATAAATAATAAACTTATTAGTAAAAAAATAGATTTATCTATGTTTTTCCACCATTGATAATAAAATTTGTAAACAATACTATCGCTTTGCATTTATATACTTTTTAATTATTTGATTAAAATAATACCCTCTATCTTCAAAATTTTTGAAACTATCGAATGAAGCTCCAGCTGGACTAAAAAAAATAATATTTTTTTTAGATTGTTGAATATTAATTTCTGAAAAAATAACTTTAAGAGTTTCTTTTAAATTTTTAAAATTTTTAATTTTTAATCTATTTTTTAAAATTTTTATAAATTCTCTATGATGTGATCCAAAAATATAAGCTTTGATATTTTTACACTTTATTTTTGATAGTTTAAATTTATCTCCTTTTTTGGGAATTCCTCCTAAGATCCAATATGCATAATTTAAATTTTTTAATATATTTTCCGAGGAAGCAAAGCTTGTAGATTTTGAATCGTTAATTATTGTGAGATTTTTTTTATCAAATATAATTTGTTGTCTGAAATCTAAGCCTTT